GCTGCTGCTGAACCAGCGGCTCCGAGTGCAGATCGAGTCGGTGGTGAACACCGGGAAGATCGCCAAGGCGAGCCTCGCGAAGCGGCTGGCTGGGCGCGGGCGATTGACCGACTGACCGCCGTCGAGGGCGTGGTGACGCTGGTGGAGTACCCCGGCGACGACGCGCCCGACCTGTACGTGACCAACAGATACAGCGCCCCCGTGGCGCGTGGCCCCGAGTTCGCCGTCCGGCTCACCGATGGACGCCGGCTGACGCTGTAACACCACACCATCGGACACCAAGAGAGCCCCGCCAGCGCGGGGCTTTCGCGTTTCTGGAGCTTCAACATGAGCCAAGGCACCGACCAGCTCGCAAGCGACCCGTCCGAGAACGCCGGCCACGGCGCGGATGACCTCAGTCTCGACGACATCGCCGCCAACGGTTTTGAGGACGGCGACGAAGGCGAGGAAGGCGAGGAGATCGACGAGACGGAGGGCGACGAGCCCGAAGTCGAAGGCGAGGAAGATGAACCCGAGGACAAGCCAACCGGAAAGCGGAAGCTGAAGGTCGGCGACGAGGAGCTTGACGAGGAGGAGGTCGTTTCTGGCTACATGCGCCAGCGCGACTACACCCGCAAGACCGAAGAAGTCGCCGCCCAGCGCCGCCAGGTGGAGGAGATTCGACAGCAGGTTGCAGCCGAGCGCGAAGAACGCGCCAACGTGCTCGACGTGCTGATCGGCTCGCTTCACCAGGAGCTTCTCGGGGTCGATCAGGCCCGCCTGAACCAGCTCCTCGACAGTGACCCCAAGGCCTACCTCCGGGCCAAGGAGCACATCGAGGTCAAGCAGAACATGATCCGGACGGCCATCCAGCAGCGCCTCGACCTGCAGAAGCAGGCGGTGCAGGAACAGGCCCGGGAAATTGCCGAATACGAGCGCGAGCAGCGCGCGATCCTTGCCGACAAGCTTCCCCAGTGGAAGGACCCCAAGCGGGCCGCCTCTGAAGCCCGGGAGATCGAAGCCACGCTGCGTGGCGCGGGCTACAAAGACGACGAACTGAACCAGCTCGTCGACCACCGCGCCGTGCTGATCGCACGCAAGGCGATGCTCTACGACAAGCTGATGGCGACCAAGGGGCAGAAGGCCCCGGCGACGCCGCCCGCCGCCCAGGTTCGCCCCGGCGCGGCCAATCCGACCAACCAGCAGGCCGTCCGCCAGAAGCGCGCGGCCGAGCGCCTGCGGTCGAACCCCAACTCACTCGATGCCCTGAGCGCCTTTGTCGGCGCCAACGGCTAAGGAACGCACATGCCCGCCAATAGCCTCCTCACCAACGCGACCGTACGCCTCAAGGAAGGCGTGGTCGATCAGATCTACAACTTCCGCCCGTCCGACGCCCCGCTGGTGTCGATGATCGAGCGCGAATCGACCTCGAGCGAGTTCGTCGAGTGGACCGCCGACACCTACCGCGCGCCCGACCCGGCCAACGCCGCTATCGAAGGTGCCGACGTCGCCTACGCCGTGCAGGCGCAGCCGGGGCAGTTCAACAACCGCCACCAGATCATCCAGGACACGATGTCGGTGTCGAACACCGCCGAGAAGGTCGACAAGTACGGCCGCAAGTCCGAGATCGACCGTCTCGCGACGAAGAAGATGGTCGAGCTGAAGCGCGACATCGAGGCTGCCGCCATCGCCAACGGCGCGGCCGTGATCCGCAACGGCTCGACCGCTGGCCGCATGCGTGGCCTGTTCGGCTTCGTGGCGACCAACAACAGCCTCGGCGCCTCGGGCGTCGCCCCGAACCCGGGCACCAACACCGCCCCGACCGCCGGCACGCTCCGCGCGCTGACGGAAGCGCTGGTCAAGACGGTCATCACCGCCGTCTACCAGAACGGCGGCGACGCCGAGGCGATCCTCTGCTCGCCCTCGCACCGCGTGACGATCTCGACCTTCACCGGCAACGTGACCCGCTTCAACGAAGTCACGAAGGGCCAGCAGAACACGCTGCAGACCTCGTTCCAGTTCTACGGGCACGAGTTCGGCGTGACCAAGATCGTCCCCAACCGCGTCATGTCGGGTGCCGGCGCGGGCCTGATCAACACGCTGTACATCGTGGACAGCGACAAGATCGCCCTCGGCCAGCTCCGCCCGTTCGAGCGCGAGCAGATGGCGACCATCGGCGATGCCAAGAACTGGCAGATTCGCACCGAAGTCACCCTGCTCGTGAAGCAGGAATCGACCCTCGGCGCGGTGCGCGACCTGAACCCGTAATCGGGCCAGCAGCAGGAACAGGAAAGGGGCCTTCGGGCCCCTTTCCTTTTCGGAGCATCGGATGAACGAGATCGCAGCCCCCATCAAGCGCCAGATGCTGATGGACGACTTCCAGACGCAGATCATCGACGTGGCGGAAGCCCGGATCGACGACCTGCGCCACGTTGCCGACCACGCGACGGCCATCCGCAACAGCGGCTACCGGCGCGACAAGGACGGGAACGCCCTCCTGATGGAGGTCCCGGCCTTCCTCGTGGAGAAGTACTGCAACGACCGTGGCATCACCTTCGCCGAGTTCATTCGGAACCCGGTGCACGCCACGAACATGATGAACGACCCGGCCTTGGCGCACTTCCGCACCACGGAAGAACGCATCGGGGGCGGTGACGCCGGCCGCATTCACTCGGTGGGCCGCGCGTGATTACCGACTACGCCAGTCTCCAAGCCAGCATCGGTCAGTGGCTGGCCCGGTCGGACATGGCCGCATCGGCCCCCGACCTGATCCAGTTGGCCGAGGTTCGCATCGGGCGCGACCTGCAGCGCATGCAGCACCGCCGACTGATGGCGACCGCCACGGGCACGCTCGCCTCCGGCGCGGCAACGCTGCCGAGCGACTTCGCCACCCTGCGGTCGGTCGAGGTGCCCTACGGCGGCGGGAACGCCGTTCTCCGCCCGCTGAACTCGACCGAGCAGGAAACCATCGTCAGCGGCCCCTACGGCTACTGGATCGACGGCAACACGCTCCGCGTGCTGGGCGGCGGCAGCAGCGCCTACATCCTGAACTACTGGCAGCGCCTGCCGCGCATCGCCACGGCGACGAACTGGCTGATCGGCGAAGCCCCGGACCTGTACCTGTACGCGTCGCTCCTCGAGGCCGCCCCGTACCTCAAGAACGACGGCCGCATCCCGGTCTGGCGCGAGGGCTACACCAACGCCATCGCGGCGGTGGAGGACGAGAACAACCGAGCCCGCTCGGGCTACGGCAAGCGCGCGAGGCCCGACTTCCGTGCGCCGTGAGCTGACGGGCTTCGCCCCCGACCTCGACCCCGCCGCCGACGGCGTGGTGGTGGACTGCGACGGCATCGTGCCGACCTCGCAGGGGCTGGCGGCTGCCCTGAGCCCGCAGGACGCCGGCCTGCCGGCGCTGGGCTCGACCGTGACTGGTGCCTTCGTCGCACAGCTTCTTGACGGCACCCGGCGCACCTTCGCCGCCCAGTCCACGCGCATCGACGAGGCCATCGGTACGACGTGGACGGATCGCAGCGCGGCCGGCGGCTACACCGGCAACAACCGGTGGCGCTTCTGCACCTTCGGCGCGAACGTGCTGGCGACCAACAAGGCGCAGGCGATCCAGCAGGCCGCCCCGAACGCGGCGTTCGCCGCCATCGCCGGCGCGCCACAGGCCGCCATCATCGAGGCGGTCGCCGGCTTCGTCATGGCCGCCAACACGCAGGACGGCACCAACGGGGACAACCCCGACCGCTGGTGGTGCTCGGCGCTGTTCAACCAGGCGGACTGGACGCCCAGCGTCACCACGCAGTGCGCCAACGGCCGCCTCGTGGACACCCCCGGCAGCATCCGGGGCCTGCGGGCGATGGGTAACGACTGCATCGCCTACAAGCAGAACTCGATGTACATCGGGCGCTATGTCGGCCCGCCGGTCATCTGGTCGTGGACGCGCGTCCCCGGCAACGTGGGTTGCGCCGGCCATGAGGCGGTGGTGGTGGCCGACACGGTGCACTACTTCGTCGGTCAGGACGACTTCTACGTGTTCGACGGCACGGTGCCGAAGTCCATCGGCGCGCCGATCCGCGAGTGGTTCTTCGCCAACCTCAACGGGCCGTTCCGCTCCGAGATCATCGGCGTGGCCGACCTCGCCCGCGACCTGATCTACTGGTACTTCCACCAGGGCACGAGCACGACGCTGAACGCCTGCGTCGTCTATAACGTGCGGACGCAGCAGTGGGGCAAGTTCACCATCGGCATCACGGCCGCGATCCAGTACGACGCCGCCGCGCTGACCTACGACAGCCTCGGCGGCCGGTTCGCCACCTACGACTCGATCCCGTCCGTCACCTACGACTCGCCCTTCTGGCTGGCCGGCGCTCCGGCGCCGGCGGTGTTCGGCACGGACAACAAGCTCTACAGCCTGACCGGCTCGCCGGGTGCCAGCTTCATCGAGTCGCACGACATCGGCAGCGATACGGAGGTCACGCACCTCGCTCGGGTGACGCCCCGCTACCTGCGGAAGCCCACGACGGCGCAGGCGGTGAACTTCTTCCGCGACAGCACCCGCGAGCTCAAGACGCAGGACGCCACCATGTCGGAGGCGCGGGGTCGGTTCGACTTCCGCCGCGCCGCCCGCTGGCACAGCGTCCGCCTCAACTTCACGGGCCCCGCGCTGGTGAACGGCATGGACGTCGACCTCGCCCCGGACTCGATGGAATGACGCGCCTCGCCCAAGACCCCCGCCTGCCCTTCACCGGCACGCAGGCCGACCTCGTGCGGGCGCTGTCGACGCTGTTCCGCGAGCAGGCCGACCAGATCAACGGCATCGCCGAGGGCAGGGCGGACGCCTTCTACAACGCCGGAACGGGCGCGCCGACGACGGGCACCTTCCGCCAGGGCGACTTCATCCGCAACGCCGCGCCGACGGTGCTCGGCACGGCTGGAAGCCAGTACGTGATCCACGGCTGGCAGTGCGTCGCCTCCGGTTCGCCGGGGACGTGGGCGCAGTGCCGCTTCCTCACGGGCACCTGACCGATGGAACTCCGCTACATCCCGCCCGACCAGCTTCGGGCCGTCTGGCCGCGTGTGCGCGCCGGCCTCGAGGAAGTGCAGGCCGCATCCCCCGAGCCGTGGTGGCCGGAGGACGTCTACCACGCGATCAAGTCCGGGGCCGCGCAGTTGTTCCTCGCCGGCCCGGAGGCATGGGTCGTCGCCGCCGTCGATGTGGAGCCCTACAGCGGCCAGCGCGTGCTGCACCTGTGGGCCGCCTACAGCGCCCCCGGCGCGGATGTGGTCGAGGACGCCATGACGCAGCTCCAGCAGGTCGCCCGCGCGTCGGGCTGCACCGCCATCCGCTTCGGATCGGCCCGCAAGGGCTGGTCGAAGCGCTACGCCATCCACAGCATCACCTACGAGGTTCCGGTCCCATGAGCCGATCCCCGCGCACGGTCACCCAGACCAGCACGACCGCGCCGCCGTCGTGGCTGCAGGCGCAGCAGCAGGACTTCCTCGGCCGCGCGAATGGGCTCAGCCAGCAGGCGTCCCAGCCCTATACCGGCCAACTCGTACAAGGCCTCACCGCCGACCAGACGCAGGCGCGCCAAATGCTGCGCGACCGCATCGCATCGGGCGGCTCACAGCAGTTCCGCGACGGCCGCGCCGCGCTCGACGGCATCATCGGCGGCAGCAGCTACACCGCGCCGGGGCAGGTCGGGGTCGGGACGAACGACTACCTCGGGCAGACCACCAGCTTCGACCCGTCGAACCCGATGGCAGGGCGGCGCGCCACGGTGGGCGGTAACGCCTTCCTCGGTCAGACGACCGGCGTCGGGGCGAATCAGTTCCTCGGCCGAGAGACGGAGGTCGCGCGTAACCGCTTCCTCGACGAAAACAACCCGTACCTCGGGCAGGTGATCGACAACACGCTCGGCGACGTCACCCGGGCTTTCAATCTGCAGCAGGCGCCCCAGCAGCTCGCACAGTTCGCCATGGGCGGAGCCTTTGGCGGATCGGCGCACCTGCAGGCCATGGGCGAATCGCAGCGCGCGCTGGCACAGGAGCTGGGCCGCACGGCGACCGGACTGCGCTCGGACGACTTCAACGCCCGCCGCCAGCTGGCCGAATCGGAGGCCGATCGGATCACGAACACCCGCCTTGCCGACCTCGGGCGCAATGCCGGCCTCGCTCAAGATGGAATCGCGCTGCGTGCCAACATCGCGCAGGCCGACATCGCGCGCAATGCAGACCTCGCCCAGCGCGGCATTGAGTTCAACGCGCAGATGGACGACCGGGGCATCAGCCGGGATGCCGACTTGTTCCAGCGGTCGAACGAGTTCGGGGCGAACCTTCGCCAGGGCGACCTCGCGCGGAACGCCGGCCTCGCGCAGGAGCTTCTGGGCCTGCGCTTCAACGCCGACACCGGCAATCGAGACGCCGAGCAGCGCGCCCGCGAGTTCGCCAACGGCCAGCGATTGCAGGCCCTCGGAATGCTCCCGGGCTTCGAGGATATGGGTATCCGCGACATCCAGGCGCTGAACGCCATGGGCGCCGAGGAGCGCGACTACCTGCAGCAGCTTCTGGCCGCGCAATATGGGCAGTTCATCGACGCCCGCGACTGGGACGCCCAGCGCCTCGGCATCTACGGCAGCGCGCTGGGGCAGGTCGCCCCGAACTACCAGAACCAGACCAGCACGGGCGCCAACCCGAATTATCAGAGCATGGGTCAGCAGATTTTCGGTGGCGGCCTCGCTTTGCTGGGGCTCGGCATCTGATCGTCCCGTCGTGCCACGAGCCGCTGCGTGACATCGCGGCGCAGATCGACGTGATGCTCTCGGGGCAGACGGCCCGCGATGCCGTCTACATCGAGGGCGGCACGCCGGGGGCCTACGGGCTGATCGCCGCGGCCGACGGCC